TGCTAAGGCTGTTGGCGATGCATTGTCCACTAGAACAGTCAAGTATTTTGGTTCTGTAGGAAATACCAACGAAACAAATAGCGCCACCTGCGACATGAGCGGGAAACCAAGCGGCTTGTACATGGTCTGCTTTTTTAGGTCGAACAAATTTTTCGCATTGTTTATGAGAGACGATGGTGTACTAGAATGGACTGCGGACACAAACACTATGACTATCACTGACAGTAAAGTTACTTTCAAAGATTTGAGCTGGTATGACAGCGGGTATCTATTTAGATTGTCCTAGTAAAGAGTAAAAGATTTTGGAGGTATAGCAAAATGACGAAACTACGTTATTCATTCGGGGGGGGCTGCCGTAAGACAGCCTTGTGCAGTTTGCACAGGCGCTTCTTATGAGTGCAACCCGCAACCCCTTGAACGTCTGCCCGTACTGGGTGGAAGATGTGCTTGTAACTATGAGCAAGATACCCCCGCAGCAGCGCTGGCCGGGGACAAGCTGGGTGCAGATTACCGACTGTATGATAAGAGCGGCGGACGAATCGCACCCGGCGGGCAGTACCGGCGGCGCATGGGAAGTTGTGCAGACGGTGGAGCAACTTGCGGAACACAAACATATCGAGCAGAAAGCTGTTGCCAATGGTGGCTACGCAACTGTTGTAAACCCAAAAGAATCAGGACCTTACACAGGCGACCAGATGACAGGACAAATTTCATGGCTCGAAGGGCGCGAAGCCATCTGTACAACTACAACTGGTTCTGGCCAGCCCATGCCCATCGTCAACAAGTACACAGCCTTTTATATATGGCAGCGCACCGGCTGATGCTCTCCAAGGGGGTGGCGGCATGAGTGCGACCCGCAACCCCTATTACCAGCTGCCCGGCGGAGCTGACTTGCCCGGCGACGTGCGTGTGAGCGATACGGCAGACGCCAGCAAGACTGCTGCGGGTGGCTGGGCGGCCAGCCCGGCAGCGGTGGCAAGTATCGTATCTACAATAAACTGGAACCCTAATGTTAAAGTTGTCAACTCTGGCGACATTTTAGCGGATTTGCACGCGACTATCACGGGCAAGGTGGCACAGTTTTATTTTCGTATAAAATGCACTACGCCTCGCCCAGAAGAAACTATTGTTATGGGCCTTCCGAGACACAATAGCACGTATATCGCCGTGCCGTGCTTTGATTCCAATGGCAAAGTCCTTGGTATCGCATGGTTATATGAGGATGGGCACATTTATACGCCACGTGGATTTGACCAAGAGGGGTACTTCCAGGCTATCTACATAACAACAGACTGACTGCCCCGCCCATGCGGGGAGAAAGGACGAAAAAATGAAACAAACCGGAATCTTTGAGGGCCGCGTGGAAGTGCTGTACAAATACGGCCGCTTCGGCTGGACGCGGAACTATGGCAAGACCTGGCACGGCGGCATTGATATCGTCGGCCTGGACAGCGATAAAATCCGAATGCCGTATTACGACGGCAAGAAAATCACCGGCCGCGTGGTGCGGGCGCGCATCGTGATGAACCGCGCCGATAAAACGTGGGAGTGGGGCTGGTACGTCTGCGTGCAGCTGGACGCGGGCCAGACGCCCGACGCCGTGAACTTTTTGTACTTTGCCCACTGCGCCAAGCTGCTGGTATCTGTGGGCCAGAAGGTCAGCAGCGGCGACGCGCTGGGCATTATGGGTAACACCGGCAACGCGGCGGGCGGCTACAAACACTGCCATCTGGAGGCCCGGGCCACGGCGACCGGCACAGGCGTTGACCCCACCGCCTACGCGGGCATTACTAACGCGGTGGGCGTTTACGGCGCGACGGACGACGGCCAGACCGAGCAGATCAGCGAGACGCCGACCGGGAAAACGATGCAGTGCTTGATGATCGGCCCGGTGGACCAGCGGGGCATGAACAAATGCGACACGCTGGCCGTTAAGCTGCGGCTTATCAGCGCAAGCCGCTACTATGTGCTGCCGGTCGGCACGGAGACGTACTGCGTCTGCGTCGGCGCTGTCAGCAACGGCGACGCGGTGAGCTTCTACCAGCTGGCCGAGGCCGAGGGCTGGACGAAGGACAACAAATACATGGCCCGGTATGTGGGCTGATGGAGGAAAGGCATTGAAAAAATTATTTGTTTCGCAGCCTATGAATGGGAAAAGCGACGATGAAATCTTGAAAGAGCGCAAGTATCTGATTGCCAAGGCTGAAGCCTGCACCGGCGAAGCGCTTGAAGTGCTGGATACGTTTTTCGTAAATGCTCCGGCGGATGCAAAACCGTTGTGGTACCTGGGTGAATCCCTAAAGTACCTTGCAATGGCGGATTTAGCGGTGTTTGCACTGGATTGGTCCAAAGCCCGCGGCTGCCGAATTGAGCACGCTGCAGCTGAAGAATATGGAATCCCGACGATGGAGGCATGAGAAAATGGTATTTGAAAATGCAACTTTTCTGGCACAGTTTCTGGCCGCGTGTGACAACATTTTTGTGAAAGGTGTGGTACTGGCGATTGCTATGGACACATTCCTGGGGTGTCTGCGTGCGGCTAAGTACCACAAGTGGAATAGTTCGGTGGGCATTGATGGCGGCATCCGCAAAGCGGGAATGCTGGTGAGCGTGCTGTTTTTGGTACTGGTGGATATGCTGCTGCATTTCAATGTGCTGGGCCTATGCGGTGAAGAAATGCAGGCCATGCTGGCCCGGGGCGGGGTAACTAACCTGGGCGTGGCAGAGTTTTTCTGCATTGTGTATGTGATGTACGAGGCCACTTCAATTTTGAAAAATATGCTGTTATGCGATCTGCCGGTACCGGCTGGACTGAAGGATAAGCTGGCACACTGGCTGGCAGAAATGACGGAGGAAACGAAAGTTGACGTTGTGGCTGTGGTTGAGGGAAAGTACAAAGGCACTAATGGC